TGTTTGTGACCCTAATGACACTAGCCTTGCTGTTAGGCTTGCTCCACCCGAAGGCGGAAGCAATGCCAGAAGCAAGGTTAAGTGCCCAAGCAGTGGGACCAGCGTAAGCTGCAATGGCCGGAATACCACTCAGGGAACCCACAGCCTTGGCTGAGCCAGACAAAAAGCTAGCAACAGGCGTGCCCTCGGCATCCGCCGGGGCAATACGCTTGCGCGGGCCCTGAGTCACAAATTGATGTGTTTGACCAAAGAGCTCGACATCCTCCATCCAAGCCCAAAGCCTGCAATTCACGTTTTGTATCCCATCGGCTCCTGTAGCCAAAGGGGACGCAACGGCCACAAAAATGCGGCCCCAGGTCCTCTTGGTTGACGTGAGTTCGATAAAACGGGATAAAGCAACATACGGAATCTTAAGCTCCACGCTCGACTCGTTGGCTTCTATCTCAACTCCAGGGAGCTGAGAAAGAGAAACATAGTTGAACGTGTGGCTCGCATACTTCTGGTTGGAAGATGACGCGTCCGGGTAGTAACAAAGCCTCAAACGGCCACTGTGGAAAGGCGTCCCATTGATGGTTAACCTCAGGCACAAAGTCGAGCGAAGCCCGAAAAACCCGGTAAGCTTTTCAATCCAAAGGTTAGTTCCCGACACATAAGTCCAAGACTCCTCGCTGATTTTCAAAAGTCCAACACCATCGGCAGTGGACCAATTAAAGTCGGCAACAGGAACTTGCTTGTTAAGGTAGTCAGCAACAGTCCCAATCTCATTGGGTGCATATTGCATGGCGATCTTGGGATCTAATTCCCTTTCAGAATCGCGCATGACTGCAAGAGCGGGCGCCGGATGCACCATAGCGACGCCGTCTTGGCTAATTTCACCCTTAGCCAAAGGGTTGGTTGAGTCATTAGTGCTCGCGGTAGAGGATACCCAGACCTTTCGGCCATGGGCGCCGTGGACTACCAACCACGGGCCTTGTGTATGGGGTTGGGAGTCATTTTGGGCATCAGATCCTGAGGGTGACACGTCCTGCCTTGTAATTACATCGGCCCCTCCTACATGATCGCCTGCTAGACGCGGGTTTCCCCGGGCCGCATTATAAGCTAAATCATGTGACACACGCAGTGGGTATTCAGCCATGCTGTCACCAAGTACGTGGATTTCGTTATCCTCACGATGAGGCTCTTCCTGACAAAAGGTACCCATTAATAGCGAACGGGACCTCCATCGCTTCATGCGCTCCAGCCTGGTGGGTGTGAAGGAAAAATCCCCCGCCGGCAAAGACTTAAAATAAGCCTGAACAAGCTTGGGATAATACTCCTCCCACACAGGATCAGGGTGCACGGACAACTCATTAAGGAAATTCTCAAGTTTGTCATGCCAAACATCAAATTCCTCTGGACCACTCTTCATCCACTGGATGTTTTGGAGGATTGTGTCTATATCTAGATAAGCTACAAGGCCGATCTCAGAATCACGGATCTTGCGCTTCAAGAAAGACACTTGGAAAATGTCACGGTCAACCTCAACATCATCGAAGTCAGAATTTTTCTGCTCGTCGGTGTACTTGAGACCGAGCTCAGACAAGGCCAAAGCCATGGTCTTGTTTGATACCAGATCAAAATTCCAGCCCTCATGCACTCCACGAATGAGCGAGAAGACCGTATCGTCGCCGAAATCGGTAATACGAATGTAGCCCTTCATCAAAGAAGTAAAGATAAAGTGCGCAACACGAGCCTCACTCGCCCCTTCGCCCAGGACAATCTTGGCGATAGCCTGGAGTTTGACAAAAGTGTTGGACTTGGAATTCCTTGGAGTAGTGATATTGTCACCAGAAGGATTACCGTTAGACCACTGAATAAGGTTGCCCTTGACAGCGATCGTTGGGTAAGTGCTAGAGAACAAAATGTTCTCAGCAATCTGCTTCTGCTCCTCAGTCCAGTCCGTCCTAATATACTCCTCATTAATATATCTGATTATGTCCGTGTGCCAAGGAGATAGATCCTTGTCAAAACCGGAATAATCACCCGCGAAGACTCGATACTTAGGATCACCATTGTGATGCCAGTTAACGAACGCACGTAGATCAGCCTCATTAGACATGTCAATACCCACCGCAGAACAGTTAAATAACCTATTGCGCGGGTCCATAAACAGTCAATGAAGGGTCCGAAATACATGCGAGTTAAAATCGTGGCACTCACTGGAGAAGCCATGATCATACGTGTCTTAACATTCTTGACTCGATCCTTGGGTCTGAGCTCGTCCTTCGGGAAGACCATATAGATGAAATCTATAGGGCCATCCTTGAGGCGTTCGTGCATTTCATCAACGACCTTTCTGAGCTCCTGACACTCCTCAGTATCAAAGGTCCATTCATCAGTGCC